GTTAGATAGAGATGTAATTTCTGTATAAGCAGCAGCTTGACCTAAACTTAAATCAAATAAAGGTGCGAAAGTGCCGTTGTGCACCGCATTTGTTTCGGGCATATACCAAGTCGTGTTAGTTGGGTCATCAGCGTAAACGTGAGTGTGACTTGCTCCTGCACCGCCGTTTTGCTCATCATAGTAGTTAGCCTCTTCTTCAGTAACGAATAAAGGGTATTGGAATACTCCGTCAGGACTCTCTATATATCTGAAGTACATAGTAGGAGCTGTAGAGAGCTCTCCTCTAGACAAGGACTCGAAAGAAGCCCCTGATGAGTTACCTATCCAAATAAGTCTATAGTTTCCAGTTGGAGCAGCAGAATTGTGTCTTATAGACTGAATGAAGTTAACTCCGTCTGTAGAGCACCACAAAGAAGCTCTGCCTTGAGTATCAAAGCCAACTCTGAAGTGAGTACATCCTAGTGGTCTTTGTGAAACTGTTGAGCCTATAGAAGCTCCTGAGCCGTTCTTATATGTACTACTGACAAATTGCTCGTTAGAATTTATCTTACCGCCAAAAAACATATATTTACCTGCATTCCAATTAGCTGTATCAGATTCAACAGTAGTTACACTATAGTCTTCTTCATAAACTAAGCCTATCAAATGGTCTTCATTTTCGCTAACCTCAATCTCAAAGTATTCACCTAGAGCGTCTAAGGTTTCAACAGATATGAAGCCGTCGTTAGAACCACTTGCAGACGTTACTATTACACCGTCATTTAGATTACCTGTAGCTCCATTCAGTACAGTAATTGAGTTATCTCCAACAGAAACTGGCGTAGCGTCTACAGCTAAAGTATGTACCTTAGGAGTAGAGTATAGCCTTGAATAAGGGTTAGAGAATTTAATACCTAACTTAAACTCAGAACCTTCAGATACAGGATAAGATGTTCTAGAGTGTGCTACCCATTCAGTCCCATTCCTTAACGTATCTATAGAGATGTAGCCGTTGTAGTCCAAACCGACTCTAAGTTTTATAGGGTTGCCTGCTAACCAGTCAGCTTGCTCGTCAGTCCCGTTGAAGTTAGACCACCCTGAACGTACAGAGTAGCTTGTGTTAGCTCCGTAGTTAGTCCAAGAGCCGTTAGGTGTAGGGTGAAAGAAGTGAGCGAACTGATATCCGTAGTGACTTGAGTTCGAACCATTACAAAATGTTGAAGGGTCAGCATAAGTACTGTTTCCTGTGTAGTATCCATTGTCGTAAGATTCCTGAGTGTGTACAAGTCCGAAACCTATCTGACCTTCTCCTCTGATGTCGAAAGTAAAATATTCTCCTGCTTGATTGATAGTCTCAGAAGACAAATAACCTGCATTGTTGTTATGTGTTACACTGTTTCCACCTATGTCATTCCCTACAGGGTCAACAACAGCAGAGCCTACTAAAGCACCTGAGTCGTCAATTCCGTCAACATCAGCTATCATAGTGCTGTAAGGGTCAGATACCACAACAGATTCAAAAGCACCTACAGTGAATAGCTCGTTTAATGCGTTTATGACGTCATTTAAACCACCCGCAACAGGTAAGTCATTGATACAAGCGTTAGAAGGGTCTAGTTGAGAAAATAAAGTTCTGTCACCTGTAATAGACTTAATATTTATGAGCCCACCCTCAGATACAGCCTTAATAGTGTTTACCCCAAAAGAGTATCCGTTGTCTAAGATTATAGATGTTGAAGTGTCATCTAGCTTAAAGCATACTGTTACACCTGTTAGGTCATTACCTGTAGAGTCTTCAGATACTCCGATTACTCTTGCTGCTGCAGTAATGTATTCAGCAGCCTCTTGAGCTGTAGCAAAGTCTGAGTTGTCTGCTCTTGTAAATTCAGTGTAAGGAATTTGATAGAACTCATATTCAGTAACTCCTGTCTGAGCTGTAATAATGTCATTAACAACGTTAATAGCGTCAGTAACATTTTCATCTACAGATGCTGTTAAACACGCATTCCAATACGTTGGGTTTGATGAACCGTGAAAGTTCACGCAGTTTCCTTGTTCGTTTCTTTCTACTCTTATTGCCATTTTTTCTTATCTTAAAATTGTTATTAAAAGCCCCAAAGGTTGAATTATTACAGGGTTATCCGCCTTAATGGCAGGTAACGTAAGTGCGTTAACATCCTCGTTAGAGGTTATCCACGCAGATATGTCTACCCTGTTTAAGTATGTCTTCCCTACAGTACCACCGCCATAGAATATAGGAGATGTAGTAAGTGGGAATGTGAATGTAATTTCGTCAGAGTCATTTCTATTTGAGTACCATAGTGCAGGCTCAACAGTTGTATTAGCAATCTGAGGTATTACGTTAAAGTCAAAGCGAACTCTAAGTTGGTCACCATATACGCAATCAGATAAATCTATCCTACCTGTAGAACCTTCAAAGCCTGTAGAGCCGTTAGCGTCGTAGTTGTCATTGTAAACAAAGTCATAATCAACTAGAGAATCTATTCCTTCAGGTAAGCTAGCTCCTTGAAACAAGCCAACACCTTCTCGACCTGTAGGAGTAGGTGTGCTCCAGTAAGGGTTGTCTACAGCTTGGTGTACGTTTCTAGATAAACTAAACACCTTGTACAATCCGTTTTCTACGTCGTCTGAATCATAGTTAATTCCTGCTCCAGCTTCCCATACATAGTTGTTTGATGTAGGCTTGTCAGCGAAAGCTCCAGTATGTGAGTAACCCGACTTACCTTTTTCTATTAGAGAGTCCTCGCTCTTGCGTGTTATTGTTGATGAGGAGTTGTTATTCGTAAGCGTACCTTGAGACTCGTCGCCAAATGGGTTAGAGCCGTCATTAACGCCTGTTATAGTTCTTATAGGCATAATCTTATTTTTTGTCTATTGATTTTAACTTTCGGATTGCCCAGTTAACTCCTGAAGCACCACCCCAGCCTAACCAAGCTACATATCCGTTATCTTTCCAAGGGGTTGATTTATATTCAGGGTTTACAGCTGCGTTCTTCTCGTGTCTCTTAAAGGACGCCATACGAGCAATCGTGGAGCGTGAGAGTTTTTCTCTACGTGCTAACTGCCCAGCTCTTGTCCAGCCTGTCTGAGTCATTCCTTTGACTTCAGAGCCGTACTTCTTTTTCCACGCTATTACCTTTTTAGCGTTGTTAGTTGCTGCCTGAGGGTAGTCGTTATAAGTTTCTAGACTATAGTTTTTTTTTTCGTCGTAGTGCTTTTTGAGAATAGTCTCTAGCTCTACGATTAAACTATCTAGCTTTTGGTCTGATAGTAATTCGGGCAGAGGTTGCTCTACTTCTTTCCTAAGAGCGTTAGCAAACTGACCTTCGATACTGAATCCGAACACCTTGTCGTCTTTTACATACTCATTCCATACGTTGTCGTCGTCTACTTTCATTGTAACCATCCAAGTACCTACAGGCATATCTAAGCCATACTTGCGGCTTTTATCGAACTGAGTGTCCTCTACTATCCAAGACTCATACACGGTCATTCCGTTTAGTTTGTCTTTGTGCTCTAGTGTAGCGTTTTTGTGATTACTGTTTTTGAAGAACATCTCAGCAGCTTTGCGCACTGTATCTTGAGAGAAGTAGATGTAGAACTCTTCACCACCTTGGTTTCTGTAGATAGGTTTGTCAGGAATAAGTGCAGCGCCCATAAGTAGCTTTTTGTCAGCACTAACCTCAGCTAATTGTACTGGAGTTGTGTCCTCATTAAGCGCAACGAAATCGACACCTATTGCAGGGTTCTCAACAATAGATATAGCTTCTACACCCATTGTCTCTAATTCGTCGTCAATAAGTAGTTCATATAGTTTCATAAAGTCCTTTATTTAAAAACAATTTTTTATCCGATTGACGCTTGAGAAGAAGCTTTCCTTTCTAGCTCTTGTTGGTTTGAAACCTCACCTGACACAACGTAAGCCTTAACAGCTTGACTACCTTGTCTTTCTATAGCGCCCGCCACTAGGTTACTACTAGCATCAGCTTGACCGATTACGTTAAACGAAGGAGCTTGTACGGCAGGAGTAACTGGAGCTGAAACTCCGCCACCTACGCCACCACCCACACTAGCTTTGGACTTTTTGAAAGCTGACTTCAACTGCATAAACAAAGGCAACGCTGTTGCTATATGTCCAGCTACAGAAGCTATGTTAAGCGGGAATGGTTTACTAGCTGCAGCAGTAAGTCCTTTAAAGTAATCTACAGTACCCTCTGCCATAGCCTTGACAACCTTACCCATAGTAACCTCTCCGTCAATCTTTTGTTCTATGTTAGCCATTTGCTGCTTAGCAATAAGTGCAAGTTTACCTAACCTAGTCTCTTCTCCGAACACCCTAGACATAGTATCTAACTTCTCTCTAACTCCGTCTATAATTACCTTGTTTTTCTCTAACTCAGTATTCTTAGCATCCTCAGCATCCTTATCTCTAGCCGCCTTTATTCTAGCGTCGTAACCTTCTCTTATAAGTAGAAGTTGCTCAAAGTTAGCACCTAACAGCTCAGCTTCCTCTATAGCTCTTTCACGCATACGCTCCATTTTCTCTAAGTGCGTCGTATCCTCGTGGTCTTGCTCAAGTTGTTTCTGTTTGTTTAAGAAGTCCTGTAGCCTTTGCAGTTTAGCTTCGTCGTCTCCTGAGTCTTCACCGCCACCTTCTACGAACTCATCAACAGTTGTAGTTGTAGTAGGAGCAACGTCATCAGATAGAGGAGCGTCGTCAACCGGATTGTACACAAGGTCAATCATTCCCCTAAGCTCTCCTTGACGGCTTCTAAGACCTTCTAACTCTTTCTCTAAGTCGCCTATAGTTTCTTTATACGCAGCCTTATTCTTAGCTATAACGTCCTTATCTATAGCCTTACCTATAATCGGCACGTCTGCTATTTTTTCCATAAGCTCGTTAGCTCTCTGTCCGAAGCCTTGGAAGAATAAGCTAACTTGTTTGCCTAGTATTCTAAACGAATTACCTACTATTTCAAACCTAGCACCAAGCGTCTCAAAATAGTTACTTATAACTGTTATTCCACCCGTAAAGAACTGAGTTAGACCTCTCATAGCTTTTTCTAAGCCTAGAGCTCTAGATACCGCAATACCTAAGCCTTCTAGAGCGGACTTCATTTTCTTTTTGTCTCCTGAAAGGTTGTCTTCCATAGTGTCTACCATACTCGCAGAAGCACCACCTGCCTGCTCATAAGCTAGTGTTAGTTCGTCTAACTTCTCTCTATTGTTTGTAAGTGCTATAAGTGTAGGAGCTGCTCTCATTCCTACAGCTTCAGTTGCTATAGCCATTTTTTCAGACGTAGATGCAGCGTTGTCCATACGGTCTGCATAGATGTCTAGAGACTCTCTAAAACTCTTTCCTGTCTTAGCAGATAGCTCCTGCATAGAGCGACGTAAAGCCGTACCTGCCATAGAGCCTGAGAGACCTGCATTCGCTAAAACACCTAGAGCTGCAGTTGTCTCTTCTAAGCTAACCTTCATTGTAGATGCAATAGGAGCAACCAACTTCATAGACTCTCTAAACTTCTCAGCATCTAAAGCACTGGTAACGAATGACTTAGCCATAACGTCAGTTAGCCTAGTAGATTCCTTAGTCTCGAAACCAAACCCGTTAAGAGTAGAAGCCATAATTTCCGCAGCTTCTGCCATTTCAATACCTGAAGAAACCGCTAAGTCTAGTGCTCCTGAAGTAGCATTTAGAATACCTGTAGTAGTAAAGCCCATTTTAGCAAGCTCTGTCTGAGCGTCTGCAACTTGTGCTGCTGTAAACTGAGTAGACCTACCTAAGTCTTGTGCATTTTTATCTAGCTTTTGTAAAGCCTCTCCTGAAGCACCTGAGATAGCTTCTAACTTACTCATAGACCTAGAGAAGCCTTCCGCTACTTTAAGAGCTTCTTTTAACCCCTTACCTATAGCTATAAGAGCTCCTGCTGCTATTGCTGCTGGATGTTTAGCAAAACTAAGTAATCTAGCTCCTAGACCCTTCATTCCCGCTCCTAGTCCCGCAGCTTGACCCTTAGTGTTCTTAAGTGAGCCACCTAATTTATCCGAGCTATTAGTAGCCTTTTTAGTAACTCCACTTACATTAGAAGTCACGTTAATATGTACGTGTTTTGTCTTTTTAGCCATTTATTCTAAGCTTAATGTATTTAATCCACTCTTTTAAGTTAGTTGGGAGCTTATAGTAGCCTTTTGCTCGTCTTATTTGCTCAGTCTTAGGAGTTGGTAGTGTAAGTAGTGTCTGAATTACTTTAATCATAGCTAGTAGGCTTTTTTTTAAAAACAACAGATGTGTAATGTAGTGACTGTTAAAAAAATTTAGTTTCTTGTTTTTAAAATGAAGGGCATATAGTATTTAGCGAAATTTAAAGCATTTAGCCTTATTTTCACGACATACTTCGCTTGATACTGTCCTTCACCGAAAATAGGGCTTTTTTTTTGGCTTGTGCTAACGAGCCTATATATGAGATTACAAAAATGGGAAGAAGTTTAATAAGTAAAAGTAAAGATATTATAGACTACTATAACTTTGCTACAAAAGGAGAACAGAAAGAAATAAATAGAATATTACTTAACAGTAACAAATTATCTGAAGCACAACTTAGAAGAATAGATAAACTGTCTCTAAAGTATAGAAGAATGAAGTATAGGTTAGATGAGCAGTTAAAATGTAGAATGAGTAAAGTAATTAGAACTCCTTTACTTAATGAAAAAGAGAATAATCTAAAAGCAATCAAATGAGAAGAGGAGAATATAGCAAAGATTATTACTCAGCCAACAAAGAGAGAATGAATGCAGCTACTGTCAAGTGGCAAAAATCAAATAAAGATAAGTTAACTAAGTACTACGCTGAAAGATACCAACGTCTTAGTCACAACCCGCTAGTCTACCTTATAGTTAAAGAAAATTATGTAGGAGTTACTAAGAATCTAAAGAGTAGGTTGAACTTTCATAAAAACAAAAGCAATAGAGACATATCTGAAGTCATTATATTATGTGAGTGTAAAGACAGAGCGGAAGCTCTTGAGATAGAAGCTGCACTACACAAAGAAGGTTATAATGGTAAACATTCTAGGTACAACTAAGACTTAGTACCTGCATAGGTAGTTACTATAGTTACTTTCGTAGGCATTATCTTAAGTATGAATCTAGAGCTCTACCTAGAGTGTGTCCGAATAATTCGTTACCTGTACTATTTAAGTGTACGTGGTCTGAATAGTGAGTATTGAAAGGGTCAGATAAGGCGTTGAATACAGACCTAGCATCTATAGTAGCGTGAAATCTATCTCCAAAGTCGCTTATCATTTCATTATCTAAGTTAATACAGAACTGCTCATTAGCATCACTTCTAGGAATCTGAAGTACATATATAACTCTACCACCGTAACCTAACAGTTGCTCCATTAAAGGACTCAATGTATTCATAGTGTTAGTAAGATTGTTAGCTCCTGAATCATTAGTACCGAAGTGCCATAAGTAATAATCTGCATCTGTAGGTACGTTAGACCACCTAGCGCTAAGGTCTGATGAGGTATCACCACCAATAGCGTCATCTAACTGACCTAAGTTGTCTGTAGTAGACCCTACGTGAGTACCTGACACCTGAGTTGCTATAGCTTGCTTAATCTCGTTATTTGTAAATCTACTATCTCCTATCATAGATATGTTACCTACGTTGTGCATTCCGTCGTATGTAACTAAGTCCAATCTAGACTTACCTGTAGAATAGTTAGTGTCTATCTTGTCTATTTTGTAGTCAGCATTCCTAAGCATTAGTGTGTCATTCATTTTGTATCTTTGATGAAACTTAGAAGGTAAGTGAGCGTCAATAGAAACCATACGTCTAGAAGGGTCTAAACTGGATACAATTAAATTAGAGTACTTATTGAATAGTTCTTTGCCTTGTGTAGACTCATATAAGGCGTAATCAGTCTCTGTATTGAACGAAGTCGAAGAGTCTGACCTAGCAGGTGTTATTACGTTAAAAGATGTCTTAGGAACGATTATAGCGCCTGTATACTCACCCTCTGTAAGTGCTATATCTGCAGTTACATTGGTAATGTAGTGTAGAAATGGCTTTGTAGCTACCTCTTTGCCGTCCTTATCTACTAAGTGTACGTAAGATACGTCGAATGCGTCAGCAGGACTCGATATGTTTGTTAGTGGCTCTCCTACTATGTTTTGGAATGGTACTTTAACCTCATATCCTGAACCTACGATTCTTTCGCTGTTTTCGTCAGATGCAACGTACTCTAGCTCACCAAATCTCCTACCGTTGGCGTCAGCAAAGGCTTTGCCTAGTCTTGTGACAGGCTCTTCGAATGTAAGCTTAACAGAACTGAATAGAGAAGCCTGAGAAACCTCTGTACTGTCGAAGTCAACGTACTCTGTAATGTCCATAAGTCTTTGTCCACCTGTAATGAAGTCCTCTTGAAACTCTGTTTTAATCTCATATAATTGAGACGCATTAGTAGATACTAAGTCAGAAGGTAGTGCTGAGGTTACTACTATATTAAACATCTTAAATATACCGTCTAAGAACTCTACTATCTTAATGTTAGGAATATGCTTATTAACCTCAAATAAACCCTCAATCTCGTGAGAACCTCTAACGTCTAAGCTGTAAAGGTCGTATAACCCTCCGTCATTTAGCGCATAAAAGTCTATTCTAGAAGTAACAGATGCTGTGTACGTCTCACCTTGCTCACCTGTAACTCTAAGGTGCATAGGCAGAGAGCCTAGTATTTGACCGTTGAGTGTGTCGTTTATTGTAGCGTTAGTGCCTGATACAGTGCCTACAGATATAACGTTACCTGTAGCGTCAATAAGCTCTAGACCAGCTATACCTGTACCTGAAACGGTTATATTGACAGAAGCGTAGTCATACTCTCCTGTAACTATATAGTCGTTACTTATAGAGAAAGGGCTGTCTGTGAAGTCGTTAAGAGTCATAGTCTCTGACACAACGTCAGCTCCGTCACCGTCACCTGTATCTTTCCTATGTAGTAAGATATACAAGTCTTCAATCATTTCCTCTTGAATAGCTCCCGTAAAGTACAAGCCGTAGTTAATTCTGAGAAGCCTGAACACCTCAGCAACCTGTAAAGAAGGTCTTATTGACCTGTAGTTAAGCGCATATCCTTTAGTCCACGCTCCACCGTGATTATGTATATTGACTACAGGCGACTCATCAGTGTATATTCCTGTAGTAAAAGTGTAATCTTTGTCCGTAGTGTGCTTTATTATTCTCTCTCTGACACTGTTCAGACCCATAGTTATTTTATTACCTGAAGGCGTACTTAGCTTTCCTGCCACATTGGCAGAGTTCCATTCAAAGTCCAAGTCAGAGAAGTCTAGTGCTGACAACTTGTCCTCTTTTAGTTTCTTTTTTATTTGAGCAAGCGAGCCTGTATACCTCAGCTTGTATGTGTTGGCAACTCCGTTCTTAAGTTTTACCGATTCAACGTTTACAAACCCAGTAGAAATCTTTACTCCATTTAACAGTATCTCAGCATCAATTAACTTTCTTATGTCTGTACCCAATATGCTGTTGTCATATATGTGCTTAAAAATCTTGTTGTTTGTTTTAGAAGCGGGTGCAGATATAGTTCTAGACAAGTCAGTAAATATCGACTTAGGGTCTCTAATCTTTTTTAGAGAACGCTCTATCTTTACAGTCTCGTCTTTAAACATATCTAGCTTAACGCCGTCTACGTATATCTCGATAGGTAACTTCATTATCTTATAGAATTGATTACAGACTTATTACTTCTTACCTTTATAGTATAGTTGATTAGCCCGTCGTTAACGTGACTTTTAGTCACTAAGTTAGTGTCTGTTAGTGTGACAGGCTGTACGCTACTGTTATTGTCAACTAACCAAACGTACTCAGATACCATAAGCTGTCTCATAAGTTCAGCGTAGTCCTCACCTACATAGTCAGTGTTAAGAGTAATATCAGTGTGACCCTGAGTGTTAATCTTATTGTCTCTATGCTGAGTGAAGTTATTTGATAAGCTGTCGTAGTCAAAGTTACTGGAGTTGTAAGATACAGACTTTACAGTTGTTTTCTCTATACTCTTAGCTGTACACCAAATATCTGATTTACCGCCATATTTGTTAACAAACACTAATTTATGAGCGTCGAACTTACTGCACGGAGTTTCTTCTGTTGAGAAACCTGTGTAAGAACTGTTAATTGTAAAGCTATCACTTGAATGTACAGGTACTCTTAAGCTAGCTGAAGAAGGCATATAGTACGTCATAGCTTCAGATAGTGTTGTATACTCTTTCAAAGTGTAGTTAGCGTCGTTAATGTACTTTTGCACGTAATCACCCTCAGTGTATCCTTCTAAGGCTAACATAGTAAAGCTACTAGTACCACCTGTATATACAGCTCCCAAACCTGACTCTGTTTGCTTTAACTGTACGTAAACATAGTTAGGTGCAAATTGAGCGTCAGTGTCTTCGGTATAGTCCTGAGTGATATAGTCCCTAATAAGCTCAGATATCTCATAGGTAGCGTATCCTGCTGAATTATTCTCCTTACTAAGCGTGTAGGTAGCGTTTGCAGGTACTGCAGTGGAAGAGCCTGTCCATATTCTTATCTCTAACGTAGATTGCTCACCGTTAGCTGATTGAAAATAGAACGGAGAGCGTGTCATTATTTGTTTCATTTATTCTTAGCTTTTATAGCTTTTGCTATTTGGTTACCTATGTTATTAGCTATATCCTCAGCTACAGCTTCGTGATATAAGTTCATTGTTGAGGTGTATTTCTTTAAAAACGGTTTTGAGAAGAATAGTGACCTTGCGATTCCCTTCTTATGTACAGATTTCGCTACAGCCCACTTATTTAGTCCTCTTGACTCTGCCCATTTAGACAAGGCTCTGTTGCCTTTTACCTTTACAGACTTTTTGCGCTTCTTAAACCTACCCGCAGAACCAAATACAGAACGACCGCCTGAAGCTCTACTGTCTACAGGGTCAGTACCTTTGACACCAGCATCTACATACTGACCGTACTCATTCATAGTGAACTCCAACTTAGGTAGCGAAGTACCACCTAAAAAACGCCCTGAGACACCTCTTCTAAACTTCTTAGTGACATAACCTTTAATAGATGACTTAAGTGCGTTAGAAGTCGTCCCACGCCTTGTGAGGTTAGCCTTAGACTGTGACACTACATAGCGCTTAAGCCTTTCTAAGACCTTAGTAGCTCTTGGGTACGTAGATGTAACCCCTCTTAGCATAAGTCAACGCTATTTTGAATAGTTACAGTAAGGTCTAATCCTACACCTGCCAATTTGTCCTCAAACCTGTCAGAGAAGAACTCAACAGAACCTTCTCCCTCTACCTGAAAGCCATTTTCGTAAAGTGACCCTCTCTGCAACTCCTGAGTAGTTTTAGTAGCTGCAGCTAGCATATTGTTAAGCTTGTAGATTTCGTCGTCGTTGAATGTATCCTCGTTGTCATTCGTGTCAACAACGTCTAAGAATAGTATGTTAATCTCTATCTCAGATGTAGAGCTCTCTATAGTGCCCGTAGATATTCCTACGTGAGCCATAGGGTAAGAGTCTCTCTTAAGTAGCTCAACCTCATCTAGCGTACCGAAGGTCACTTGGTTAATTAGTCTGTTGCTGTTTAGTTCAGCCTGTATTGCGTCGGTTAAGTTTAATAGTGCTTTCATTTTCTAAGTCTTTGCTTATGTAGTTTTTGTTCTGTTTCGTTTTTATCTTTAAAATAGCTTAAGTATGTGAACGCCGTGTATATATTTATTTTAGCAGTTTCTTCAAATTTCGTTGCATCTCCTTGACTGAGCGTATGGAAGGCATTGAACCACCCCCAGCGCTTTGAGAACTGTCCGCCGATACTGTAGTCTTCAAGTTCTTCATCTCCTTGCTGCCTATTAGCTTCGCCAAATAAAAAGCTGAATTTGCCAGTAATTGATTGCTTAAATTGTAAAAAAAAACCGTTGCATTTATAAAATGGCTGGCTGGGAAGTCCTTAGCGTCCTCTTGGGAGCGCTTATCTCCTATGTAAGGCTCTATATTGTATAGCTTACCTAAACTATCACTTACTGGTCTAAACATAACAGCAGCAGCCTTATTCCAGTCCTTAGGGTCTTTTATATAGTCTTCTAAGTCAACGTATTCTCCTAGCGTTAGTTTCTCTAAGTCAGGTATGAATCCATACTTAGTACCCTTATGATTGAATGTGTATTCCATAGAGGGGCTGCTCTCTAGCATATCGTTAATGTCTTTTAGGAGTTCTTCTGCCTGAGACTGAGGTATCTGTAGCACATCTTTCAGTTCTATACCTAGAAATATAGATATAGCTTTATGACCTACAAACTCCTTGTCAGAGTCCTCAGCAATCATTGAGTATTTAGAATACTGCTCTATCGTGATATCAGCAGTAGTCATAGGTACTTGTACCTTCATAATAAATTCTTTATTTAAAAACAATCTAAATAAGGTAATATGACAAAAGAAAGGCTCCCGAAGGAGCCAATCCAAACAAACAAAACAAAGTATTTAAGCCCTGCGCCCATTCAGGCTATGGCAACACAGGGCACTCAGGCTTATTGTCGTTGCTGAGCAAATATGTTAACCTCTGAATTTTTTGAGGTTCTTAATAACAGCGTCAACTCTTAGCTTGTCAGCTATACCGTTGCCTACTGATGTGTAAGGTTTAACTAAGCAGGTAGTAGTAACTACACCGTCTCTAACTATTGCGTAGTATGCAGTACCTTGTGACTCTCCTCTGCTATTGTGAATAGAAGCTACTAACTGCTTTCCCTTAGCTATAGACTTGGAGTGCTCTCCGTGAAATATAGTGGTAGACATTTGAAGCTGACCCAACATAAAGGCGTAAGACTTGTTTGAGCGTGTTTTAAGAGTCTTTATAGCTTCTATCTTACTCTTCACTTGCTGCTTGAAAGATTCTGTTAATGGGAGTGTACCTACTTTAAGATACTTACCTACTTCCTTAGAGCTCTCTACTTTAACTTCCAAGCCTGAGAGACCTTCTAGTCTCTCTTCTAATCTCTCTGTTGTGTGAACTGATGTAGTCATTTTGTTTGTTTTTGTTGATACAAATATACTACAAAAAAATAAGCCACCAAACTTTTTAGTGACTTTTTTTAAAATAATCGTTATTTATAATGATTCTAAATAACATTAAATATCTGAAGGGTGTAGCCTATGATTGAGCTGCAGTTAAGTAGAACTAGATTCCACTGCTTAGCTTTATATACTTGTGGTGTAAGTAGAGCTATACCTAATGCTAATAGAATGAAGCCTATTTGATAGCTAACTAAATAAGGAGCTACCAATAGTATTCCTGTCCCCATATACGCCAACTTATTGACGAAGGGTATGCGTATTTTGTTTTTAATCATTTTCATAAGGGTGTGCTTGTTTATAATAGTGAACGTAAATTTCGTTAATCTTGTCGGTCATTTGCTGACCCTGTTCGTATCGGTGTTTACCTACGTGACGTGAGTTACCTGTCTCTATGACTAATTCTACATAGTGCTTAGAGCTTCTTCTGTACTTACCGTCATTACCTCTAACTTTACAGGAATAGGTCTCTAGTACACATTGAGGGTATACTCTAAGAGCTCCTGTCCTGAAAGCCCAGCCCTTAGCCTTATCTTGGATAGTCATTGTTAAAGTCTTTGTCTTGAGCGTGCTCAAAGTCTATACAGGCATCCTGAGGGTATTGCTTAAGTATTCTGTCTGCAGTCTCTTGAGCTGCAAACGGTGAGTCTAAGTTGATGAGGTATCTGTCCCCATTAACAACCATTACTGATAGTCCTTCCATAGTTATAAAATTTGCGCTAATATACGACCTATTTTTGAAGTATACAACCTTTTGATGTAAACTTTTGTGCCTAACTCACCTCTCTTAACGTGAATTACTAGATTCTGACTAGGTGATACAAAATACGTAATACCTAACATACTCAATATTCTTCTTACCATTGTCCTTCTTTTTCTACGTCAACCCAAAACATATGACCGCCCCCTAACGTGATATCGTGGAATGAAGGGTCAAAGTTCTCTCTGTCCTCTATAGTGTCTAAGATATACTCCTTAGTGAAGAAGTCTAGCTTATAGAACTCGTCAGGAGTGATGTTAGACCACCCTGTTGTGTCGTTCATCATTTCTTTAATCTCGAATATGTGTTTTTTAGTTTCCATTTGTTTTATTTGGTACAAATATACTACATATTTACATACTACCAAACTTTTTTACAACTTTTTTTAAAAATCACTTAATTTAGAATGAGTCTAAATAACTATCCTATGTAGTATTTACCTCGGTTAGGGTTAGCTAATTGATAAGATACAGCATATCTAAGTGCATCTAATTGGTGGTCGAAGCCATTCTGTAGTGGTGTCTCAGCCTTTGTGTCGCTCCATTGGTAGTTGTTGAGCTCCTTTATGATATTAGTACTCTCAGGAGTTACTATAAGCTCATAGTCCTGTAGTAAAGCTATACCGTAGTTAACACTACCCTGTCCTTTAATAGTAGGTACTATATTGCAGTAGCGTTTAAGCTCAGCTATAAGTCTAGGCTCAGCTGAATCACCTACAATAGTATTGTTACCTGCCTTTAACTTAAAGTACTCTCCTAATTGAGATGTATTCATATTAGGCTTATTGAGCAACTCTTTAATGTATATACGCTTATTTGCCTTGTCTATGCTTGTAGATAGGAGCGTTGAAGGGTCTGTACTATATCCGAAATCTGCGCCTAGTACATCTATTCCTTGGCTCTTATATTCTCCTACTCTCCAGTTAGTAAAGATAACGCCTTCAGCTTTCTCTCTCCACCCACCTAAGATAGTGTGTTCGTACTCACTAGGTCTACGCTTCTTCATATCGTCCATTGACGCTAAGAAGCTCTCTCCTAAGTTATCTATGTTATCTAGGTATGTAGTATGTATGTAGGTAGTATTGTCTTTTGTAATATTGCTAGAAGGGTTAACGCCTACCTCCTCAAAGAAGCGCTTATATATCCAGTGCTCCTTTGTGGCAGGGTTTAATACTAATATGACCCTGTTCTGTATATCCTTAGCACGTATAGAGTAATCAATCTTAGTGAATAGGTTATTGTCAGGTATCTCCTCTGCTTCGTCACATATCCACGTAGTGATGTTAGCTAACGACTTAAGAGCAGCTGTCTGATTCCCTGAGCCTGTCTTTAATCCCTTGAAGTATATTCTATTACCTGTCACTCTATTGGTAATCTCAGTCCTATTGACATCAAAGTACTCTTCCAATCCTAGCTCTTCTATTTTGTCTACGAACTCAGGAATGATAGAGGTGTACGCTGAGGTCATTGTGTATCGTGTGAATAGAATGTTCTGCTCACTCTCAAACGTAAGGAATAGAGCCATAAGGTTGACGCTATAGGACTTACCTGAGCCTCGACCACCTGTAAGTACAAAGTATCTACTAGGGTCTTGCATTAAGGGTTTATATTTACCGTGGAGAGTTATCACTCGTCTTTGAAGTTGATGAGGTTGCTTAACGTGAAGTTGATGTCCTGCTTAGAGTCCATTTTAACGTCTACAGACTGCTTAGGAGTACCGTGTACGTACTTCATAAACATCTCAATAGCTCTATAGTCACCGTTCTGAATAAGCTCTCCTAGCTTCTCCATTACCATATCTTGGTCTATGTGCTCAGACATAATCTCTTTGACGTTCTCGATATACTCTTTCTTTGGTCTACCTGCGCCTTCACGCTTACCACCCCAATTAGAGCTGTACTCTTGTCCGTCGTTTTTCTTTTTACCAGCCATTTGATTTATCTTGATTTATCTTTATTTAAAAACATTCTAAATAAGGTTTTGTGACTATCTTGATAAAAAAACCCTCAGAGGTTATCTAAGGGCTTTTAACTTAACTTATAAGGTCTTGGAGTCTTTGTACGTTATTGTACCAATAGAGTACCATTTTGCGCTTCTGTATGTTCGCAGGGTCTTTCCTGCTCTCCTCTTCAGCTATTGCTAGCTCTGACTTAGCCTTTGCTAATACTTCTAGTATATTCATCTCTTTACTCTTATTATTGCTACTATAGGTAGGTTAGTGTCATAGGGGTTACCGAAGGCTCTCCATACGTTACCTGTTCTTCTAACTGCATAGGTATGAGTAGGAGTTATTACTACGTAGCTTTCATTGTCTCTAGCTTGGGTCTTAAGAAACTTCTTTAAGCTTTTAGTGTAGCGTGTAGTACCTATATATCTATCTGCATACTCTGTCTTAATGATGTTTACAAGAGTTGAGGCTTTTATACCCTGACGGTTCTCTCGTCCATAACTACTTAAAAGGTTGTGAGCAACGTAATACTTTTTACCCGTGAACAGTGTAGCTATAACTCTTACAGAACAGTCATTCCATTCGTTAAGATTAAACTGTTGGTTAAGGTAGGTCATATTAGTATCTACTGTTGTGCTATACAGCTTAAGTTTACTTTGTGCTGAGCACATTACTCCTAATAGTAGTGCTATATATAGGAATACTCTCCTCATATCTTTTTCATTTTAATAGTGTAGCAAGCCTTGTTAATCATTCTATTGTCTCCAAACTCAGTGGTGACTGGACAGGGAATGCTCAAAGGCTCTTTCATAAGTATTTCCCGTGACATCTCAGATACGTTAGCGTAGTAGATACCTGAAGGGTCTTGTACTACATACACGAAGCTCTTACCTAACTCTTCAGCTAACTGTAGATTCCTAGCCATTTTAGAGAGCTCTATAAGCTTCTCATCATAAACCTTAGCTCGTACCTTTAACTCGACTATAGCGTTAGATGTTTCGCAATCGTAGTAGCTATATTGATTAGGAGCTTCCCAAAAGTTTCTATTAGTTATTAAGCTTAGCTTGTGCATTAAGTCTCTCTCTTGTGACTTCATAGTATAGTATTTAAGCGTTCGTTAATATCGTCTGAAATGTACTTGGAGAACTTGTCAGCTACAGCAGCAGAAGCTTCTTCTTCTTTGAATGCCTGAGCCTGCTTAGCGAATTGATTTCTCTCTGCTTTTAGGTTATCTATTACAGAGTCAAAACCCTTGCGTTCTAGCTCAAGGCTATTCACATAGAAGTATATATCGGTTAGACATTTAGTTAGCTCTTTTAGCTCTTTATTGTCAGGTCGTGCATCTAGCCATTGCTTGACTGTATTTAGTGCAGTCTGCATTGATGCGTTATACTGTAGCTGTTTTAAGTCTCTCATATTGCAAATATACGTAATTTATTTGAATTTACCAAACTGTTTTAATATTTGTCGGTCTGCCTGCGGCTTTCCAATTCTCTACAGCTGTAATCATAGCAGCGCAAGCTTCGTAGTTCTCATCCTGCTCATATATCTCTAGAATAGTCATAACCATTTCTTCGTCTTGACCTTGTGCTAGCGCTAAATAAGTGCTCTCTAACACTATTTGGTATGTAGGGTCGTCTGTTATATTATAGCTCATCCTCTTTATAGTATTGTGACAAGTCAATTAACTCGTCGATAAAAAACGCTTCATAAATCTGTAGAGCTGCCTGAAGCTTTAAGCGTCCGCTCTCTAGTGTCTCAGCACTTGCTTTGAATATACCTATATCAGTTGTAGTCTTGTCTACCACTAACCACCAAAAGTCAGGTACATTGAAGAGCTGAGTATATAGGTAGGCTTGTAGGTCATAGTCGTATTTGGAGATTGTAAACTTGAACTGATTGGTAACACTGCCGTCTTTTAGGTCTATTGACTTAACACCGTCGTTAGTAGTCTTTACGTCCGCTACGTACTGACCCGCCTTGTAGATATCCGCCTTACCTCTTACAGGAATGTTATGTATTAGCTCTATAGCGGGTACTTCTGTCTCTGCACCGTTTAAGAAACTGACCGCTCTCTCGTTCTGCAGAAACGCTGTTGACACCCTAGAGTTCATATATTTTTCCTTAAGCGTAAAGGTATTAGCCTTACCTGACTCCTCTACAGCTAGCTTCCACTTCTTAGTGTTCTTAGATGACACATCAACAAAGTTGAAGGTATCGTACTTCTGAGGCTCTAGTATCTCAGCGTGAACTAAACGTCCGTCACGTAAAGCCTGAGTCTCAGGGTCGGGATTACGCTTCTTATAGTCAAACCACTTAGGGCTCTTAAGAAGCCATTTAATTGAGCTATAGGACAGGCACTTGTCTAACCCCATAAAGGTATAGTAGTATCCGTCGTCTACCATATTATCCAGTAGCTCTTGCTTATCTCTTTGTACGTTGTCTAGAAGAATCATAGTGTAGTTATTAAGATAGTGTATCCGATATATAGCTCAAGAGCTATCATTGTGTACATAAGTATTTTGTGATGTAGTTTCATAATTAAATTAAATTAGAGTTATAGTTGAAATCGTATTGAGAATAAGTATCCTCGATTGTGTTGATAGTGTTGATGTATTGATTCATAATGTTTGTTTTTATTTGCAAGATTCGTTAAGTTCTTCCGTGTGAATACTATCCTTGATGTAGTATTGTACGAACATTTTCTCTAGTGTCTCTCTTGATGCTGTCATAGCCATATAAGAGGCGTGCTCGTGAATGTCTTTTAATTGTTCTTTTGAAAGTGTCATAATGTTTGTTTTTTAATTACAGTACAAATATACGCAAAAAAGCATAACTACCAAAACTTTTTTGATAATTATGCTTATTTATATTGATTCTAAATAAAGAATCTATTGGGGGTTGTCATCTAGATATCTCTCAAGCATAGCTAGAGCTCTCCACGCTACCTTACCTAAGTGAAGCATACCGTCGTCATCTACAGGCTCTATTGAGTGGTCTATAAGATGTCTGACTAGAGCATCAGGCTCGTCAGTAGACTTACTCTTGTCCCAGTGCAACGGCTTGTCGGGGTGGTGTTGGTCGTTACCCGCCTTACTCACCTTGCTCACGTACTTAATAGCGTTGGGGAAGTATTTAAGAACTCCTGAGTATACAGGCGTAGCTTTACGCTCAGCGTGCTTA